TTTGGCAAAGGCCACAACTGGGTGAAAAAGCGTTGGCGACTCCCCATCTCTTCTGGAGTGGTTGGACCCATCATCAAAGATTCTGTAAATATGGATGGAGAGGTTGAGCCACCACGGGTGGCCATCCATGGGGACATTAACGAGAATCGAATTTTGTTGACTGCTGACCCCAACTACATTACCAACATTAAGGCTGCGGCTCGCAATCGGTCAGAACTCAGGGCTTGGGTTTACGGAGACTGGAACATTACCGCAGGGGGTATGTTTGATGATATATGGGAACCGACTATTCATATAATACCCAACATTAGGCCAACAATGATCCCCAAAGGCTGGACGATTGATCGCTCTTACGACCACGGTTCCAGCAAGCCGTTTAGTGTGGGGTGGTGGGCGGAAAGTAACGGAGAGCCGATTACGGTGGATGGCAGAACCGTTGGGTTGGTCCGTGGGGATATTATTCGATTTGCGGAATGGTACGGATGTACCCCTCATGTGGATAACGAAGGTTTGCGAATGTTGGCCAAGGAGATTGCTCAGGGGATTCTGGATAGAGAATCAGACATGGGGATTAAGGGTCGGGTTAAAAAAGGTCCGGCAGATTCGTCCATCTTCAGCGATTATGAGCCGAAGAAGTCAGTATATGGGGACATGAAAACGGTGGGGGTGGTTTGGAAAAAGGTTGATAAGGCCAAAGGAAGCCGGGTACAGGGGTGGGAATTGATTCGTAAATTGTTAAAGGATGCCATTCCCGGTATTGAGGGGGTTCGAGAATCACCGGGGATGTTCATCTGTGATCGGTGTGTTGATTTTATTCGGACGGTTCCCGTTTTGCCTCGTGATGAAAAAGATATTGATGATGTGGACACGGAAGCGGAAGATCACATTGGGGATGAAGTTCGCTATCGAGTTCGGCATATAAGTAAAACAACCAAACAAGAAAGTTGGTAAGATATTATGGGATTGATTGGTGCACCTAAAGATTCAAACTCTCCGGCGATCACGTCTGATGCGTATGATCGTATGCTACCCGTGTGGGACAAGATTGATACCGTTCTGGCAGGTACGGAAGCAATGCGGGCGGCAAGCACTACTTATTTGCCGCAACACCCGAAAGAAACAGACGAGCAATATGTTGAACGAAAGGCTAAAGCGGTTCTGTTTAATCTTTCAGAGATTACGTTGGATCAGTGGGTGGGCAAGCCTTTCTCTGATGTGTTGACGATTGATGAAAGCACCCCGGATGAGTTGGAAAATATTTTAAGGTATGATGTGGACTTGCAAGGCAACAATATTAACGTCTTCGCTCGCAAATGGTTTAAGGGGGGTTTGGCCAAAGCACTCGGACATGTATATGTTGATATGCCCCGTGTGGATGACACAGGGGTTAGGACTAGAGCTAATGATAAAGACCTAAAACCATATATGATATTCTATAAGCCGGAAGATTTATTCTTTTTACATTCGGTTAATGTGGGTGGTCAGGAGATCATTACTCACATACGGATTATGGAATATTTGACACAACTGGCGGGGTTTGCTGAGGTTGTTATTCCGCAAATTCGAGCAGTAACTTTAATGTACACGGATGAAGAAACACCTAAACCCTATTTATCCACCACCCTGTATCAACTGAAAGACAAGAGCACCACCGAGTGGGTTGCGATTGAGACATTTACGGTTGATTTTCCTGAGATACCACTGGTGACGTTTTATGCGGATAGGGTTGGTGTTCTGGAAGGAAAACCACCCCTGCTGGATTTGGTAAATATTAATGTTAATCACTGGCAAACGAATTCCGACCATGATGTTATTATTACCGTGGCCCAGTTTCCTATATTGGCTGGCAGGGGAGTGAACGAAAACACAACAATTAAGATTGGTCCAAAAGAATTTTTGTCCACAGAAAACCCGGATGGTCGATTTTATTATGTGGAACACACCGGTAAAGCGATTGAATCTGGAGCTAAGCGGCTGCAATATCTGGAAGATCAGATGTCGAACTATGGTGCGGAGTTTTTGAAAAAACGCCCCGGCAGTTTAACGGCAACGGCGAGGGCATTGGATTCGGCAGAGGCAACATCGCCCCTTCAGGATGCAACAATGCGGTTTAATGACGCTCTGAATCGAGCGATCCGGTATCTTGCCATGTGGTTGGGCATTGAACCGAAAGCTGCTGGAGAAGTTAAGTTGATTACTGACTTTGGGCCGGAAGAGGCAAGTCAGGCATATTTACAGGAACTGGGTAAGGCTCGTGAACGGCGTGATCTTTCCCGTAAACGCTGGATACTTGAGATGCAGCGTAACGGCGGGCTGGCTGAAGATTTTGATGAAAAGGCAAATCTCGAAGAGCTTGAGGCTGAACTGAATGAGATAACTGGGGACACAAATTTGGATATTGATCCGAATGCACCTGATCCCAAGGATGAGGATTCCGGTAAGAAGCCGGACACTGATGAGGCTTAATGGCAGACCCCCGAAAAAAACAAGTAAGCTCTTTACGCAACGCTAATCAGGTCTATTTTGATTCAGCCATTAGCCACCAGATTGGTGTACGTCAATTTTCTGCCGGAGAAGCCAAGAAGATCAACCATTTAATTTCTTTGGCGGATGCTGAATTGGTTCGGTTGTTGAGAAATCGGCTACCCCAGTTTCAGGGCAGGTCTGTTGATTTTACCAGTCGCAGGTACATTTCTCTGTTGACGGATTTACGATTAAAACGAAACGAACTGATGCGGGAGATTAGAAATGCAGTACGCCCGGAACTTCTTGAACTGGCTAAATTGGAATCTAATTTCGAGAAGCGAATTTTGGAGTCTGCTATTCCTATTGAGCTTTCACTTGCCACTGTCCCCTTTATTACCCTATCTGCTATTGTGAATGAATCTCCTTTTGATGGGCGTCTGTTAAAAGACTGGTTTAAAGGGTTGCAACAAACAGATCAAGCTCGATTGACACGGGCGATTAATGTTGGACTGACTTTGCAGGAGAGTGTTGACGACATGGTTCGGCGTGTTGCCGGAACAAGACGAAATGGCTATCGGGATGGAGTCTTAGCCATTACTCGCCGCAATGCTGAGTCGGTGGTTCGCACGGCAGTTAATCATGTAAGTAATGCCGCCCGTGAAAAGATGTGGGAGGCCAATAGTGATATAATTGCTGGCCTACGTTGGACGGCAACACTGGACGGAAGGACCACGGCCATTTGTCGCAGCCGGGATGGTAAGATTGCTCCCATAGGTGATAAACCCATTCCAAAGGGATATGAATTACTTAGTCCCCCCGGTGCAAGACCCCCGGCCCACATGAATTGTCGATCCGTGATGGTAGCTGTTGTTGATGGTGTTGGGATACTTGGCGATAGGCCATTTGTGGTGGATACCCGGACTCCAGATCGTCGAAAGGTTGATTTTAGAAAGATTGCCGCACAAACTGGTAGGTCGATTCAAGATGTTCGGCGTGAATGGGCAATTCGTAATATTGGTACGATTCCAGCCGTTACCAATTATGACCAGTGGTTACGCACTACACCGGTTGATTTTCAGGATGAAGTTCTTGGAAAAGTAAAGGGGCGGTTATTTCGGGGGGGTTTAAAATTAGATGAGTATGTGGATAAACAGGGCAGTGAATTAACAATTAAGCAATTGGCTCGAACAAATCCTGATGCGTTTGCGAGTGCAAACCTAAAGGTAGAAAATTTTATTTGAAAGGTATCGTATGTTTGACTTCGCAAAGTTTAAGGTGGTAGAGGTTCTTGATGGTGTACCCAAAGAATTTCATGTTTTTTATAAAGAGGACAGTGTGAACGGAGGGTTCAAGCTGGATTCAGAAAACCCCGTTGTTAATGCTTCCGTTTCTGCAATTACCGGTCAGCAGAGGGCGTTGGCGGCAGCCCGCAAAGAGGCTTCTGACAATAAGGGAAGTAGGGTTGACCTTACTCCTTTGAGTGATTATGGGTCAACCGTAGAAGAGATTGTTGAAACATTTTCAGCCAAGACGGAAGAACTGCAAAAACAGGTTGCCAGCAAGTCCAAAGATGGTGAGTCACAACTTAATTCCATCAAGGAAGAAATGGCTAAACAACACGCTAAGCAGCTTGAGGCAAAAGATACAGAGAATAAGGCTTTATTGGCTCAGTTTCACAGTGAAAAAATTGGTGGAGAACTCACCATGGCTTTCAC